AATCAATAATATTGTCATATATATTAATATGTGTTAAATTAATATGTTATAAATTATTATAAAATAATTTATGGAATCTTTATTTTCTATTATTATTTTATATTGTAAATCAAAAAAATAAATTTATAATTATTGGAGAAGATTCTAAATCATTAACATCTGATAAAGATAAAGCTGATGAAGTTATTGAGTTAATTAATGATGGAAAACATGTCTTTATGTTTATTTTTATGGAAGGTTGTGGACATTGTGATAATGCAAAACCAGCTTGGCATAATTTAAAAAATTTAGATATAGATGATGTTGCACTTGTATTACTCAACCAAAAATTATTAGATGATACAAGTTTTTCAGGGTTGAAAAAATTAATTGGAGAGCAACCTCTCGGATTTCCTACCTTTAAACATATTCATAAAAATAAAGTAGATGAATATAGTGGAGACCGCGATGAGGAATCCTTAAAAAAATGGATTCAACAAAAATCTAAAACTAGTTTGAGTAAAAATACAAAGAAATACAATTTTACTCTAAAAGGTGGTTATAAAAAATCTGGTAAAAGAAAAACCAAAACTAACAAAAATAAAAGAGCAAGAAAATGGTCAGCAAAATACAAGAAAAGCATCAATTGTAAGAGACCCAAGGGATTCTCTCAGAAACAATATTGCAAATATGGACGCAAATAATAAACTTTGTAAAAAAGTTGAGAGAAAAAAGGGATTACCATATATAATGGTTTTACAGTTAATCCAACCCCTCAATACCTAGCTACCTAGCTACCTAGCTACCTAGCTACATAGCTACCTAGCGTCAAAGTATGAGTCGCCAAGAATGCCTTGTAATGCATAGTTTGTGACCCTTTCAAGAATATCATCACTTTTGCATAAGTAATACTTGTATAGCCCCCAACGATCTTCTTCATCCGAAATGCCAAGTCTACCGTCGTTGTCTGCTGTATTAATGCCTTTTACTGAATGAAACACAAAATCATGCCATCCACCAGGCAGCGAGTGGTCTTCCGCACAAACCGCCTTGTACTTGAGAGAAACAGGGCTGTGAGTTGCTTCATCCTTAACCTGGTGAATGAAATAAGTTTGTCCAACTTGTAAATCCTTGAGTTCAATTTCGTTCATTGTGTTTTCTAACTGTTTTGCTTGGGGATATATACCAGTAATTATAATGTGAAAAAGTTTTCAATTTTTTTCATTTTTTAAAATATGCATTAAAAATTATAAATTGCTAATTTTTATAATTTTACAAAATAAAGGAGGGAATTTTACAATGGCATAAGGGACTCTCTCAAAAACAATATTGCAAATATGGCCGCAAAACCCAGAAAAATAAAAATATAATTGCTTATAATTATAATAAAAAGAAATTTATTGTAATTATTATATTACTCAACAATTTATGATTGAAGAAACAATAGCTTATACTGCTACATCTATATCTATTTTAGGAAGATTTGTTTTTATGTATTTATTATATACAAAAAAATCAACCAATCCTTATTCATTATTATTTTGTATTATGAATATTGTTTCATCTTCATTATGGATTACATATGGACAAATGGTATCAGACAAACCAATACTTGTAAGAAGTTCTTCTGATTTATTATTATTTGTTATTTCTTCATTTTACATTCAATATAACATTATGCAATTGTACAAAGAACAGTTAAAAATAAAAGCAGAATCAGAATCGCAGCTTCCAAAATAATAAATTAATAAATAAATTATTTTCTTGTTTTCTTTGATTTCTTTGATTTCTTTGTTTTCTTTGATTTCTTTGTTTTTTTTTGTTTTTTGTATCTTTTACCACCAACATGTGCTGTTGGATATAGTGCTTGGTAAATTTCAGAAACTGTTATATCTGTCCCGTTTTCAGAAGTAATAGTATACATAATAGGAGGTATATCACTATCTCGGTTATTAATCATAGATTCCATATAGTCTCTATGTCTTCTCCCCATACTTTTTAAACGACCCTTTTTTATAACATTACTACCAGGTTCTAAATATAAATATTCATTATTTATTGTAGGATTCTCAGCTACAATCATATCTTTTTGTTTTAAACTAGAAATAAAATCGTCTGTTAAATGTTCTGTTTTATAAACTCTTCTTTCTCCTAGTCTTCCTTCTGTAAGAAATACTCCTCCTGCCGATACTCCTCCTCCTCCTGCCGATACTCCTCCTCCTGCAGATACTCTTCTTGCTGCTGATACTCCTCCTCCTAGAGAAGATGGTGATTGATTAAGTGAAACAGGTCTAAAAGCATAATCATTAGAAGCAGCAAAATCTGCCCATCTTTCTCTTAAAGAAGGCAAAGCAAATAGACTGCTTCCGTATAGTGCACCGTGTGGGCCTATATTTGCAAGTGATGAATCATCTCCTCTGCCAATAGGCCTCGCTCTAACAGGCATAGCATTTACTTCAAAAGCTTCCAATGGTGGTATCCCTAAATTTACAGCTGTAGGTTCAGGACAAGGAAATAATGGAGTATTTACACCATTAATTGTTAAATACAATTCTAAATCTTTTGGATCACCATTAAACTTTCCAAGAAATAACGGTTCTTTCTGAGTTTTTCTTTTTAAAATAATGAAACTACCTGTACGCAATTCACCTTTACTCATATATATTATATTATTATTTTTAATTATAAAAAATTGAATTAGAAATAATAAGACAATATGACTAATACAACCAATATGGAAACATCTTTTAGAATCTTTGATTTCAATGTATTCAATGAAAAAGAACACACTGATAGTTCTGATGAAGAAGGAAACTTTTCAGTTAAAAAAGACAATTCAAAATTTGTTATTCAGATGTTCGGCATAAATGAACAAGGAGAAAGTTGTTCAATTCTTGTTGAAAATTTCAAGCCATTCTTCTATATAAAAGTGGATGAATCTTGGAATCAAAATACAAAGTCGCAATTTCTCTCTTTCATCAAGAAAAAAATAGGAAAATATTATCAAGATTCCATTTGTGAATGCAAACTTATCAAGAAAAAGAAGCTTTATGGATTTGATGGAGGTAAAGAACATAAATTCTTATTCCTCAGTTTTGAAAATATACAGGCATTCAACAAGGCGAAAAATTTTTGGTATGATAAGAATCGTAAGTTACTTGAAAATGGACTCCTATGGGGAAATACTCAAACTTATTTATACGAAGCAAATATACCACCTCTTCTCAGATTCTTTCACATAAAAAATATTAGTCCTTCTGGCTGGGTAGCATTACCAAAGAAGAAAACCATTGAAATCAAAGTGGATAAAAAAACTACATGCACATATGAATACATTATTGATTACAAAAGCATTTTACCACTCAATGAAATGGAGATGAGGGTGCCTTATAAAATATGTAGTTTTGATATTGAGGCCAGCAGTAGTCACGGCGATTTTCCTATTCCGATAAAATCTTACAAAAAACTTGCCACCAATATTGTAGAATATTTTGAATCATTATCTGTTAATTTAACACATGAATTATGCAGTGAAAAATTACGCGAAATTATTTTGTGTGCGTTTGGTTACATGTCTACAATGAATTGTATTGATTTAGTCTATCCGAAAATGAAACCATCTAAGGATAAAGTTATTGAGAAAACAGAAACATGGCTAACTAGTTTGGTAAGGAGTGTAAAAAAAGAAGAAGATGAACTAGATGGTCAAATGAATATTGAGGATATGTTTGAGGCAATGAATCAAGAAGAAGGTGATATAGAAGGTGAAGAAGGTGGAAATGAATATTATGGATATCAAGTAAAAAAGAAGAAATCCAAACTTAAAGTTGAGGGTACTGTAGTAGATGTTTTATGTGATAAGAAATATGACCGTGAAACAAAGTTGAGTGAAATTAACATATCATTGAGTAAAGTATTTCCTAGATTAGAAGGTGATAAGGTTACATTTATTGGTTCTACATTTTTGAAGTATGGAGATAAGGAACCTTATTTGAATCATTGTATTGCACTGAATACATGTTCACCTCTTTCCACAGAAAATTCGCAACTTGAAAGTTATCAAACAGAAGAAGAAGTATTATTGGCATGGTCAAATCTAATTCAAAATGAAAATCCTGATATTATTATTGGTTATAACATATTTGGGTTTGATTATGAGTTCATGTTTCGTCGGGCTGAAGAAAATGGATGTGCACAGGAATTCTTGAAACTGTCACGTAATAAGGGCGAAGTTTGTGCGAATTTAGACCGCGATACACAGAAATACAAACTTGAGGAAACAAGTATTCAGATTGCAAGTGGTCAGCATGATTTAAAATATATCAAAATGAATGGTCGTATTCAAGTGGATTTATACAACTTCTTCCGTCGTGAAGAGAATCTCACCTCGTATAAACTTGATTATGTAGCTGGTTATTTCATCGGTGATTATGTGAAAGCACTTGATTATGATGTTAATTTGAAGCAATCTATAATCAAGACTGGAAATATGACTGGGCTGTTAGAAGGTAGTTATATACATTTTGAGGAAATCGGTCATTCAACAGATTATTATGCAAATGGTGCTAAATTTCAGGTTGTAACTGTTGATAAATCTGCAGGTAAATTTTGTATTAGTGGTGAAATTAAGCCAGACTTTTCAAAGAAAGTAAGATGGTGTTTAGCTAAGGATGATGTTAGTCCGAAGGATATATTTGAAATGACAAATGGGACAGCAGATGACCGCGCAATCATTGCGAAATACTGTATTCAGGATTGTAACCTCGTCCATTATTTGATGAACAAAGTAGATGTCTTGACTGGATTCGTAGAAATGGCTTCTATTTGTTCCGTTCCGATTAGTTTCCTAGTTTTGCGCGGTCAAGGAATTAAGCTCACCAGTTATGTAGCGAAGAAATGTAGGGAGAAAGGTACATTAATGCCAGTTCTAGAGAAGTTAGATTCAGACGATGGGTATGAAGGCGCCATTGTTCTAGATCCGAAGTGTGATTTATATTTAGACAATCCTGTTGCATGTGTAGATTATGCATCTTTATATCCGAGTTCAATGATGTCGGAGAATTTATCACATGATAGTAAGGTTTGGACGAAAGAATATAATTTGAAAGATGAACTCCTAACAATTACTGGTGAAATTGATGAATCTGGTGAAAAGTTCATTTATGATAATTTGCCTGGTTATGAATATGTGGATATTGTTTATGATACTTTCAAATATGTGAGAAAATCTGCGACCTCAGCTGCTGAAAAGGTAAAAAGTGGCTACAAGATTTGCCGCTTTGCACAATTTCCTGAAGGTAGCAGAGCGATTATGCCGTCTATTTTAGAGGAGCTCTTATTAGCTCGTAAGACCACCAGGAAATTGATACCACAACAAACTGACGAGTTTATGAAGAATGTGCTTGATAAGCGTCAGCTCGGGTACAAAGTGACAGCAAATTCGCTATATGGTCAGTGTGGTGCAAGGACGAGCACATTTTATGAGAAAGATATTGCTGCATCTACTACGGCAACTGGTCGTAAATTGTTGACTTATGCAAAGCGTATTATAGAGGAGACTTATGGTGACGCAGTATGTGAGACATCCAAATATGGTCCAGTATTGACAAAAGCTGAGTACATATATGGTGATAGTGTTGCAAAATGGACAAAAATTCCAATTCTTATAAATAACAAAAAATCAATTATTGTTGAAATTAATGAATTATCTACTTATTTTGGAAAATATAATAATAAATGGGAAAAATGGACCAAATGTGCAGAACCAGGAAAAGAAGAGAAGGAATATTGTGAACTAGATGATGATGTTAAGGTTTGGACAGAATTTGGATGGACGCAAATACATAGAGTAATTAAGCACAAGTTGGCATCTCATAAGAAAATAATAAGAATTAAAACAACTTCAGGGAGTCAAGTAGATGTTACAGATGACCACTCACTTTTGATGCCAGACGGAAAAGAAATATCACCAAAAGATTGTAAAATAGGAACAGAATTACTCTCTTGTAAGGTTGGTTCAACTCCTAGTTATGAAGTAATAAGTGAAATGACCGAAATTCCATATCAAGGCTATGTATATGACTTGACAACAGATAATCATCATTTCGCAGCAGGAATCGGGAATCTTATTGTTCATAATACTGACTCAGTGTTCTTCACCTTCAACTTGCAAACTCCAGCAGGCGAACCAATAAAAGGCAAGAAGGCGCTAGAGATTACAATTGAACTAGCAAAAGAAGCAGGTCATTTAGCGTCTCAATTCTTGAAGAATCCTCATGACTTAGAATATGAGAAGACCTTTATGCCATTCTGTCTTTTGTCAAAGAAGCGTTATGTCGGGATGCTTTATGAAGATGACCCAGAAAAATGCAAACGCAAGGAAATGGGAATTGTATTGAAGCGCCGAGATAATGCACCGATTGTAAAAGATGTATATGGTGGAATAATTGATATCTTGATGAAGGAGCAAGATATTGGAAAGGCCACAGAATTCTTACGCAGTTGTTTGAGGAACATTGTAAATGAGGCTTATCCTATTGACAAATTAGTAATTACAAAATCGCTAAGGTCGGGCTATAAAAATCCGCAGCAGATTGCTCACAAAGTATTAGCTGATAGAATGACAGCAAGAGACCCTGGAAATAAACCGAGTTCAGGAGACAGAATTCCCTTTGTCTACATTCATAATCCGAACAAAAAGGCACTTCAGGGAGAGAAGATAGAAACGCCGACATATATAAAAGAATCAAATTTGAAGATAGATTATTCGCATTATATTACGAATCAAATAATGAAACCAGTTCAGCAGGTGTTTGCACTAGTATTAGAGAAGATGTGGGATATGCAAAACAAGAAGGGAAAGATTGCAAAATTTAAGAGGGAAGTGCAAGAATTGAAGAAGACAATAGCTGAAGAGAAATTTGAAGATAAATTGGAGAAATTGAAGAATAGCGAAGTAAAGACTTTGTTATTTGATGAGTTCTTGAGAGAAACAAATAATCAGAAGCAAGGACAAAGAGCTATCACTAATGCATTTCAACCTAAAAAATAAGAGTCATGCTTTAATGATGCAAAGAGACGTGTTTTCTAGGTAAGCTGGGGCGCCCATTTTGTGTATTATTTGAGCGAAGCTTCAAAATATACACACCATTATGCTGCGCAAATATAATAATTGCATATATATTCATATTTTTCAGTAAGGTGAACCAACTACTAAACCCTTGTTTTTCTTGTCTATAAAGTATTTTGGCTTTTAAAAAATGGACAAAAATAGTATGTCCAATTTTCAAAAGGGGACTTAGACTTTCAAAAAAAATGCAAAAAATCTAATTGTCATCATAATGCTCTAAATTTCATTTTTTTCATTAAAAAAACTGTGAGCATAATTTTTGAATACTTTTGCATATTATTTTAAGATGCGAGAAATCTTAAAATAAAATCGCAAAATTTTAAGATAATTTTAAGATAATTTAAATATATAATATAACATAATAATATAATGCCTAAGAATGATATAGATTATTCAAATACAATTATTTATAAAATACATTGTAAAGATGAATCTATAAAAGATTTATATGTTGGACATACAACAAATTTTGTTCAGAGGAAATCACAACATAAGATGGCTTGCAATGATAATTATAATAATTGCAAGTTATATGAAACAATAAGAAAAAATGGAGGATGGCAAAATTGGAATATGGAAATTCTGAATTTTTTTAATTGTGCTGACAGATGCGAAGCAAAAAACAAAGAACAAGAATATTTTATATTACTTAATGCTAACTTGAATAGTGTAGAACAGTTTCCAAAACAGTTTCCAAAACAGAACCCAAAACAAAGCAAGAAAAATACAGACTCTCAAAAAGAATCTCAAATTGCGGGATTGGATAACGAAACGGATAACTTATCCACTCAAAATCTCGCAAATCTCGCAAAGTTTTATTGTGCAAGTTGTAAGACCAAAACCAATAACAAATTTGATTTTGGTTTGCATTTATTGACAGCAAAAC